GAGCTGAGGGACGCTCGGGGCCAGCTGAACTTCAATCCAGGTGCAGCAATCCGTGCGGGCATGGCGGCGGGAGGGCGCCCAGCGGCTGCCGCAGTGCCTGCGTCGGCAATCCGGGCGACCAACCTGGGCGGTGGAGGTGCTGCAGCTGGCGTGAGCGGCACGGTGACGAGCACGGCCAACCAGGAACAGGCCCTCAAACAGGGATTGGAGGGCCTGAACCAGCAGGAGACTCGCCTTGCCAAGGCGCTGGAAGATCTGCTGGCCTGGCTGGGGAAGCTGGGTAATGCCCAGTCGCTGGAAAAGGAGAGCCTCACCGAGCAGCAGCTGGCGGAAAGGGCCCAGTTCGAGTTTGAGCAGCGCAAGGCCCTGTTGACGGCCGAGGTGATGAAGACCTCCCAGGGCCAGCTGGGGCTGGCGGCTGGCGATGCGGTGAGCGGCAGCATCAGCGGCAGCCTGTCTGGCGCGATGCAGGCCCTGTTGAACGGCGGTGACGTGAAGCAGGCGGTGTCCAGTGCCCTGGCGCAGGCCGGCCAAGGGCTGATGCAGGCCACCATGGACGCCCTGCTGAATCCCCTGCTGGCAGAACTGCAGAAAGGGATCTTCAAGACCGTCACCGGGGTGGACGTAGAAGCGCTGGCGTTGCAGAAGGCTGGAACCGATCTCACGGCCGCGGCTATCGAGCTGATGAGAGCCGGCACTGTTCTGGCCGGCAACGGCGGCACCGGGGCCGCGGCGACGAACTTCGCCTCAAACCCCTTCGCCATTGCGGGCAAGCTCCTCGGTGGTGTCGGGGGCTTCTCCGGTGCCATGGGCCTGGACTTCGGCATCCCGGCCCTGACGGGAGTCCCAGATTTTTCCAGCGCCTTCACCCCTGGCCTGGCCGGTGGTGGAGATGTGAAGTACGGCCTCGATTACCTGGTGGGTGAAAAGGGCAGCGAGATCGTGCGGTTCAACAAAGACGGCGGCCGGGTCTACTCCAACCGTGCGCTAACCCAGGCCCTGGGCGTCCCGTTCCAGCGGACCCCAGGCGGTGGTGCTGCCGTGGCTGGCGGTGGTGACAGCCTCGGCGTCCCGTTCATGGCGGCCGGCAGCGCTGGTGGGATCCCCTTCCTCAAGGCTGGCCCCGGTGGCGCCCCCGGCAGCACCGGCACCCCCGGCGGATCGGCGGCCGCCATGCCCCGATCCGCCCCGATCCGCCTCCGCGTCGAAAGCCAGGTCATCAACGGCGTGGAGTACGCCACCATCGAGCAGCTGCGGGAGGCCTCGGCGGCGGCGGCCCAGGCCGGCCGGGATTCGGCCTACGACGGCATGCGGAACAACCCCTCGATTCAACGCTCGCTGGGGATGCGCTGATGATCGCCATCTGCGCCTACATCAGCTTCCAGGCCGACGGTGAGCCGGTGCCCGGCTACGCCTGGCAAAACCTCTTCACCGGTCAGAGCCGCACCTATGACGGCCGCCCTCACGTGTTCCAGAACTTCCGGATCTCAGATTCGGCCGGTGCCCGCGGCGGTGACCGCTCCCAGGGCCGGCTGGTACTGAACCGCAACCAGCTGGCCCTAAACGTGTTGGCCGAGGCCCGTGCCAACCAGTGGAAGATCAGCGCCGATGTCGTCCTCTGCGATGTTGCCGCCGGCAGTGACGTGCGCCTGCTCTCGCGGCACCTATGGCGGCTGGGCCCGATCGAGCGGCGGGAGATCATCACCGTCAGCCTCACCTCTCCCCTGGATGCGCTCGGCGGCGATGCACCGCGCCGAAGGCTGACCACCGAGCTGGTGGGGCAGGTGCCCGACACCGGCCAGATCTTCCTCACCTGATGGCCATGCCGCACGCCAGCCAAAGCGCACCCTGGATCCGCTATCTGGGGCTGCCCTACCGGTGGGGGGGGGATCCGGATCGCCATGGCGGCACCGACTGCCTGCGCCTCACCATGGCCGTGCTGGATCTCTACGACGCGCCCCGGCCGGCGCTGATCAAGCGCGAGTGGTACGAGGCCGCCGGCCGGGGCCGCTGGAAGCCGCTGCTCCAAGAGCTCGCCGCCGGCAGCAGCACTGTGCCCGGCGCGATGCCGCTGGATGTGGCGTTGCTGGCTGGCGGCGCCCCGATCGCCCTAGGGGTGTGCGTGGCTGGCGGGATCCTCACCACCTGCCAAGGGCAGGGCGTGCACTGGCGGCCCCTGGCGGCCTGCCGCGTGCGCCGCTGGTTTCGCTTCCTTCCGTCAGCCGTCACCGTTCCCCCGCCCATCCTGATCCTGTGACGCGACACCCCCGCCCACTTCCAGGTGATGCCTACCTGGCGCAGCTGCTCGGCTGGAGCGAAGACCAGCTGCTGCACTACCAGCTCAAACGGCAGCAGGCAGCGGCGATCGAGCTGACGCGAAATCCGCCGATCGCCACCTGCGATCCCGGCACCCTGGCTGCGGTCTCGCTGGCCGTCAGCATCCTCTCGGCCGGCTACACCATCGTTTCCGCCCTGATGGCGCCCAAGGGGCGGCCCGGCCGGGTCATCAGCAGCCAGCAACAGGGCGAGACCGTCATCGATGGCGCCCGCTACGCCCCCCGGCCTGGCTTCGATTCGCTGCAGGAGGTGGCAAGGCTGGGCAGCGTGATTCCGATCACCTTTGCCAGGCGGGAGTATCTGCCGGCCCTGAATGGCAGGCCCGAGGGTTGGTACGGCGGCTGCCGCGTCGATCTTGGCCTTGTCTGGTCTCGGATGACCAGCCTGGGTGGTTCACAGCTGTTCAGCGGCGTCTACGTGCTCGGCGAAGGGCCGATGGCGGAGATTGATCCGGCCGGTTTTGCGCTGGGCAACAACCTCTTGCGCTCCTACGACCTGGGCAGCGCTGGCGCCAATGAGGCTGCGGCTCGCGTCACCCTCTACGCCCGCCTGAACGGGGGACGGATTCGATCCAGCGACCGCATCGCCGGTCGCCTGGCGGCCAACGACATCGGCAATTTGGAAAACGCTGGTGCCGCTGATGTCTTTCAGGTGCGCAGCACCGGCGGCGTCATCCGTCCCGACGCCTGTGCAGCCTCCCGGCCCAGCAACTCCACGACCTGTGGCCTCTACGCCACCATGGGCAATGGCCTGGGGTTGCGGACCAACCCACAGTTGCGACCTACCAGGCAATTCGCCACAAAGCCCCAGGGCACCAGTGGTGCTCAGACGATCGATCCGGCCGACGATCCGGTGGCCCTTGGCGCCGTGTGGAAGGGCCGGCTGATGTGGGCGGGTCGTTGTGGCGTCGTGGCGACATCAAATGGCAACACAGATGGGAACATCACTCTCAGCGCTGGCGCCACGTTTGATTATCTGCTCTCTAACACCACGGATGCCAACACCAAACTACGGTTTGATAGCACCAACACCGACATTGGCGGTGGCGGTGCCTTTCACGTCGAAACTGGCACCGATATAGCGGCAACGATCAGTGGTCGTCAACGATCGATTGATGATGGCTTGGTGCTGGGTGAAGTCTATAAATGTGGTAGTTGCTTGGCAGTATTGGAGCAACGCATCCCGGCGGACGAGACATTCTCGTCTGATGCTGACAATCAACCGGTCGGCAATGGGCAACCGATCACAGCACGCTTTCGCGTCATAAGAGCTGGTGTCGTCACTAAATCATCAGGACAAGACATCAATCCATCCTCGACAGGGACAACGGCCTATCCCGCCCGAGTGGATGTGTCCAACGGCTGGGACTGGACTTCATCTGTGGTTGACCCTGGGCCCCGCTATGCCAGCGGCACCAGCAGGGGGCATCTCCATCGCTGCGCGGTGGCTGATTTCACGTTAAACAAGCCGGCCAGGGTGATCGAGATCGGTCTGCGCAGCACGGTGGGCATTCGAGGCAGCGGGTTTGCCAACCTCAGGCAAGCGCCAACGCTGAAAGAGATTAACCGCCTGGCCGGCGGTGAACGAGAGGGGCAGACGCTTGGGGCAGGAAGCAAAATCGGTATCGCTGTCTATCAGGGTGGCGCACGAAGTTTTGTAGAAGAGCGCTATTCCTTCATCCGTATCAGCTATCGCCCCGAGGGTGCCGCTACATTTGTGGAGCTGCCCTCCATCTACGGCGTGCGCGGGCTGACCCAGCAGGCGCAGTACAACAGCCTGCAGTTGGAGCTCCCGGCTGGCAGCCGTTGCGCACAGCTGCGGCTGGAACCTCTCAGTGGCTGGGAGATCCGCTCGGGCATCGCTGCTGGTCAGCTGGTGGTGCTCGATAGCCGCACGGCCACCCTGCAGACCGTGGTGGATGGCGCTTGCACCGTTCGCTATGCCGGCGAGGCCCCCTTCACCAGATCGGCCGATCGCTTTGCTCTGAAGTCGATCGAGCCTGAACAGGATCTGGGCCTTGGTTGGACCGATGGCACGGCAATGACCGACCCCTGGGGGAAGGTGGCGGAGGCCTTTGTCTACGAGGAGATCCAGAGCACGGCTAGCCAACGGCCTGAGCACGAAATCGCCTACGTCAACGTCGTCCAGACCAACGCCACCGCACCCACCTACGCCGGCATTGCCGCGGTGGGGATGAACATCCGCTCCGCCCTGGAGCTTCAGAGCGTCAACCAGCTGTCAGCGCAGGTGATTGGCGGCCACATTTGTTCCCGCTACATCGAGGCCAGCGAGGGGCCAACCCATCTGCTGCCAGACATTTTCACCCGGCTGGCGCTGAGCCCTGTTTTTGGCGCCGGGCAGGACGTGAGCGCTGAGCAGATCAATGCCGCCAGCTTTCTGGCGTCGGCGCAGTGGTGCTTTGACCGGCGCTACTTCTTCGATGGCACCCTGCCGCAGCCGGAAAACCTGCGGCAGTGGGCGGCCGATCAGGCGGGGCTGCATCTGCTGGCTTTCTACGAGCTCAATGGGCAGTTCTATTTCAAGCCGGCCCTGTCGTTCGATCCGGTGCCGATCGTTGACCTGTTTACCGCTGCCAACATCAAAGCGGGAACCTTCCAGAGCACCACCAGCGACGACGACCAGCGCCGGCCGATCCAGGTGAGCGGGCTGTATCGGGAGGAGCGCAGCAACGACGACCTGCTCTCTCCCGGTGTGTTCTCGACCGTGCGGGAAGTCACGATCCGCGAGGACTCGGCCAGCGACAGCGACCCGGTGGTGCAGCTGGATATGGCGAAGAGCTGCACCAACCGCTGGCACCTGATCGATGCGGCCAAGTACCTGATCCGCTGGCGACGGCTGGTGGGCGATCCGATTTCCTTCGAGACCACCTATGCCGGCATGCTGCGGCCGATCGCGCCGGAGGACCACATCGCTGTGGGCTACGACGAGACGCTGGAGGACCTCTACAGCAACGGTGCCGTACTGCCCGACGGCACCCTGGTGGCCTCTGAGCCCCTGGCCGATGGCAGCTATGAGGTGCTGGCCTGGGATGGCACCACTCCGCCGGGGCCCACCCTTCAGACCCTGACGGTCAGCGGCGGCGGCAAAGTGGGCAACCTGCTGGGCAGCGCCTGGACCCGCACCGCCCCCCCCCAGGTGCGCACCTACCGGGTGATGCGCGTCACACCTACCGATGACGGCCGGCAGAAGATCGAGGCGGTGCTGATGCCAACCGCGGCCGATGGCCGCCTGCGCCTTTCCCTAGATTGGGATGATCCCAACGCCTGGGTGATCCGGGGATGAAGATCCTCTTCCCGGCCATCGAGCCCACCGCCTTTGCGTTTGTGATGCCGCGCCATCCGATCACCAGTGCGGTGTCGGAGGCCGGGATCGAGGATCAGCGGCTGTGGAGCACGGTGGCAGTCAACGGGGCCCTGGAGCTGGAGTTCGGGAACATCCGCACCTCCCAGGCAACGGAGATCCTCACCACCTTCCATCAGAGCTACTCGGGCCTGCTGGAGCTGGAGCTGCCCGACATCCTCTTTGCTGGGGTGACGGCGGCCGATCGGGCTTTTATCGAATCGGTCACCACCGGCGCAGGCCTGCGCTGGTTCTGGCCCCTCGGCCAGGGCGCCCCCACCCCCAGGAGCTCGCTCACATACCGCCACCGCTGCACCCTGCCGGTGCAACTGCAGGCCAGGCTGCAGAACAGCCCGTAGGCCCTGGGCCGCTGCCCCTGCCTAGCCTCCTGATGTGGCCATGAGCTGAATCAGGGATGGGCGTCAGGAATACCACCCAGAGCGACGTGTACTGGAACGGCTCCCGGGTGGGCAAGATCACCGACGCCTCCGTTTCAGTGTCGCGTGACGTGCTGCCCACCACCGGCATCGGTCAGGTGGCCACGACCAGCACCAAGGGGATGCGCGAGTCGCAGATCAGCTGCACCCTCCTCTATGACCCGGACAACGCCCCTGCTGTGGCGATGGCGAACAGCATCTGGGACGACAGCGACGAGGTCGACACCCTGCGGATCGTCACCCGTCGCGGCTCCACACGCGGCGACTTCACCATGGAGGTGCTCTCTGCCTCACTCGGCACCCCGGTGCGCGTGCGGGAGCTGATCTCCTGCTCTCTCTCCCTCACGGTCAACGGCGACATGAGCGGCCGGTTCTGAGCCATGGCGATCGATGGCGAGATCGGCACCCTTACCCTCAGCCGCAGCTGGCCGCGGCCGGTGGTGCTCACCGATGACCTGCTCGATGCCCCCGGCAGTGTGGTGCGGCTGCGGCTGGAGGAGCCCTGCTTTCTCAACGGCGACCAAGTGCTCCTCACCGCTCCCTTGGGCGTGCCGTTCGATGTGCTCGGCACCGGGTACGCCAACTGTCCCGACGGCCACTCCTTCTGGGGGGACGCAGCCTCCAGCGGCCCAGCCACCCTCCATCGCGTCGGCGCCGATGCGCCCTTCTGGGGCCCTGACGACAACGCCACCTTTTGGGAGCACCCCGGCACCGTTGGCCTGAGCCAGCAGGCCACCGTCTACATCCACCAGGATGCCCTGGAGCGCGCCACCTTCTACAGCCTCGAGGTGGGTGCGGTGAACGGCGGCGAGCTCAGCCGCCTGCCCCTTCGCCTGGTGGGATTCGATCGGCTCATCCTCAGCGTGGCCAGCGATCGCGCCGGCTATGCCGAGGCCCTGCTGGCCCTGGCCCTCACCATTCCCCGCCCTGAGGAGGCTCAGGTGGCGCTGGAGGACATCGTGCCGGCCCTGCCGCCTGTGATCCGGGACGCGGGGGCCGCGGCGGATGAGCGGGGCTGGAAGCGGCAGGCGGATCTCTCCAGCTGGGAGGTGGAGACTGACACCACGGCCCTCGACCAGGGGGCGATCGGAGAGGCCTTCGGGGCGGTCCTCGCCGGCCAGGTGCGCGGTGCCGGGAGCTTCTCCGGAGAGCTCAGCAACATCTATGCCCCTGGCGTCAGCCCCAGCTCCGCCATGCTCCGCCTCGACACGCTCACCAAGAAGGGGGCCACCGGCACCATCCGCCTGTTGGTGGCCGACGGGCCCCGGGGCCATTCCAACGGCCACGGTTTCATCCGGGAGGAGTGCCTCTTCTATGAGCTGGACATCCTCCTGACCAACGTGCGCCTCTCCACCCAGGCCGGCGAAACCAAGAAGATCCGTGGCCAGTTCGCTTCGATCGGCGACGTCCGCTTTGTCATCGCTGATCGGACTCATCCATTGGCAGCAATGAGCCAGCCCTAGCCTGTCGACAGCAGCAGCAGCACATGGCCCGAATCAGTTTTGCGAATGCCCTTGCAGGCATCCGTAACGCCTTCGGACCCGGCGGGCAGCTCCGTGCCAAGGACCAGCTGGCTGCGGTGGTGGATGCCCTGCTGCAGATGGCGGGCAACGCCAACATCGCCCCGGGCAACAGCGAGCCGGCCGATCCGCTCAATAGTCCCTTCACGATCTACGTCAACCCGTACACCGGTAGCGATCGGTTTGTTGGTGGTTCCTACAACTGGTTTGAAGAGCCCGGCGGGGCCACCGAGGCGGCCAAGATCGCCGCCATAGTCAGGCGGTTGGAACTTCAGCGGGGCACCTGCGGTTACAGCAAGGAGCGGCCCTTCCGCACCATCAACCGCGCAGCGATCGAGATCGTGGCGATGACTAGCAAGAGCTTCTTCACGATCAACTCAGAAGAGGCGAAAGTCGATTGCCCATCGGTGGAGCTGAGCCCAGGGACGCACATTTTCTATAACGATCCTGGCAATTCCAGCTACGCCATCCCGGTGACGGAATGGCCGGCGGCCGGCTTTGATCCGACCCCAAACCACCTGATCGCCTTCAACCCCAACAGCGGCGGCATCGTGTTGCCTCGCTACGCCACGGCCAGCGCTCCCCTCAGCCTGCGGCAAACCACCGCCCGCCCCTCCTACGTGCCGGCCGCGGCGGATGAGGCCGCCGACTACAGCAACCGAGCAGCAATTCTCAAGATCACATCAACCAGCTACGTCTACGGGTTCACATTCCGGGATCAGTTCCGTGCCAGCAGCAGTCACCACCTGCTGGACTGCTTTCACAACGCCAGCCAGGCGGATCTGGATCAGCTATACACCAAGGTGCGCACCGCCATGGGCGGGGCCAGCAACAGCGGCAACCTCTCCAATGCTCTGGCGGTCACCCGGCCTTCCGAATGGCAGACGGTGGGACCGATCAGCGGCAACCCATCCGAGGCCTGGGACACGGTCAAGGGAGCGAGCCCGTACATCTACAACTGCTCCCTGCGCACCGAATGGGGCATGTCGGGCGTGTTTTGGGATGGCGCACGCCTGGCTGGCCTCAAGAGCCTGGTGGCGGCGCAATTCACCGGCATCAGCCAGCAACGCGACCTGAGCTGCTGGGAGATCTACCGCTCCGGCGCCTGGCGAGCCCCGGTCAACTACCAGGAGCTGATCGACAGCGAATCCGACGACGTGCGGATGAAGCCACGTCGGATGAGCCGCCACATCAGCCTGATTAACGATGCCTTTGGCCAGCTGGTAAGCATCTTTGCCATCGGCGCCGGTCGTCACCACCTGGCGGACAGCGGCGCGCAGATGGAGTTCTCCAACTCCACCTCCAATTTTGGCGGTTGCGTTGCGGTGGCCAAGGGTTACCAGAACGCCAGCGTGGCCCTGGATAGTAATTGGAACCTGCGGCGCCTCAGGGTGGCCCGCAGTGTGGCCGATCAGACCGGCAACATCCGCCGCATCCCGCTGGGCCTTGTCTCGACCATCTCCGGCAGCACCATCACCCTGACGACCCCCCTGGCAACAGGCGCCGATCCGGCGGTGCCGGCAGTGCTGGCGGCTGGCGGTTACAGCCTGGCTGCGGGCACCCTGATCTGGATCGAAAACCCCGACGGCGTGGATTGGAGGGCCACCCTTCAGGCAAACGCCTGGAGCAGCGCCACACCCACCGCCATTGCCATCACGGCCGCCGCCGCCCAGGCCGGAACTGGTGAAGCCATTGGAACTGATAGCGGTGTCTCTCGTGCTGTCGGCCGCCGGGTCTACGTTCGTCGGCTCATTGATACCCGCTCGAGAGCGCAGCGGCAGGTGACGCTCAGGCTGGCGAACACCACCAGCGCAAGGGTGCCGCTGCGCAATTCCATCATCCAGACTCGTCCTGGCGTTGGAGGCGGTGGGATCAGCCGTGCCCTGGCCCCCGGCGGCGCCGAAGTGCTGGCCGTCACCCAAACCAACGCCATCCCGGCGGAAGGCGCCGGTGTGGTGCTCTCGGCAGAGGTCACGCTCCGCCGTTGCTGCCCTGATGAGGTGTATGCCGCCGGGTTTTTCTACCGCCAGGGCCAGACGGTGAAGCACGGCTCTAAGCACTACACCGCAAAGAGCACTTTCACATCGAGCGGCAGCGTCCCGAATGCTGACCTGTGGCAGCAGAGCTACGTCCAGCAGGAGAGCTCTTACAACGCCGAGGATCCCACCACGCTGGAAGCACCGGTTCTGATCTTCGATACCGACACCGACGCTTCCAGCGATGTGACCGCTACCTGCGGGATCACGTGGAGCACGATCTACAGCAATGCCGGCAGCGTGCGCGATCAACTGCGCAGCGCCACCGACTACCGGGGCGCCCTGGCGCTGCTGCTGGCGCTGGGGTTCACCAGCACCGCTGCTCATGCCGCCCTGGTGCCGCGCACCGAGGCCAGCCGTGAGCTGGATCCAGCAAACGCCACACATTTCCCCACGGCTCCGAGCGGTGGTGCTGCCAGCGAACGCGCCAACTGGGCGCTGGAGTTCAGGCAGCCGTCGTTCATTCAGCTGCTGGGTCAGAACCTCAACGGTGTGGGCTTCTGGAACTACTCCCGAGCCTTGCCTCGCGCTCGCCGCCAGCTCAGTCCCCTCAACGAGTTCAATGCCAACTTTGCTCACGAGCAGGGCGGCCGGGTGGAGGTGAGGGGGATCAACAAGGATGGGTATGAGGTCACCAATCAGGGGCTGATTAGCACCGATACCGGAGAGGTGGTGGCGGTCGAGGGGATTGGCGGCGAAAGCGATCAATCGGTGTCAACCCAGTTCAATGACATATCAGTTGAAAACCTAACGATCACCGGAACCCTTGATGTCAGCGGCCTGGCGGCGCTGGACGGTGGCGAGTCAATAGCGATGCAGGCCAACCGCTACGGCACCGGCGTACTGGCTGACGCCGCCGCGCTACGCAGTAGCAGTACAATCGCTGGCGCTAATGATACTGAGCTTAATGCAAGTCTAAATTCCAGGCCGGAATTAGTTAGTCTGCCGGGCTTGAATTACTGGGCCAGAAAGGCTGGCGTCGTTACTCGCAGGACTGGGGTTGCAGTTCTATATGTGGCTCCAGATAATGCTGCTACCGGCTCAACCTACAACTTTAGCGGGGTCAACGGGACACTCGCCTTGGACCCAAACCGAATCGGGGCGCAGTTATTTGACAATCCCCCAACGGCAAGGGAAACCGCAGTCCTGTTTTTCCGCGCTGTCGAATACGCCAATGAGGTCTTCAGCCCAGAAGAGACGGTTGAATACCGCCTAGCCGATGGTCCCTACTGGAGAGACGTCGCCTTTAATCATATCGCCAACGTAATTGGCGCACTGGATGAGTTTCCAGAGACAAATACCGTTGCAAGCTGGACAACGGCATCAACCAAGCCAACTACAAATGTTAAAGCATTGCATGACGCAAACGCACCATTTAGATGCCCGTGCTTTGCTTCTGCTGTTACCATTTCACAAGCAACCGGCACCAATTGGGTTGGCATTATTCGCCCCACCAAGCTGACGTTCAATCAAGCTGGGTCAATTCGCGCAATAGGTTGGCTGTCAACAACCAAAACCATGAATGATACATCAATTTATCCTGATGCTCTCTACGGAGCAATAGCTGGCTACAGGGGTAATAGTATTGCTTATGCAGCATTTATGGACGCATCATTTAATGGGCTGATCCCCGTCGGGGGGGAAATGGTAACAATAGGAACCAGGGAACTTGTTGACGCACGAAATGGACAAGTCAGCATTGTTGATGTATTTATCGGCTCCCAAACTCCAAGCAGAGCGTTTAAGGGATACCTGGATCCATACACCTTGATCAAGCTCAGCGCTCTTGGTAGTGTGTCAATGTCCGGCATTTACCTAATTGGCAATGTCCGCCTTGCCTCAAGCGATTTACCTCTTTCAACGGCAAAAGGGGTTACCTTTAATAGTGCGCTACTGTTTGGAACGCAGCATAGCCAGAACCTTGTTGGATCTTATGATTCTGTAAATGGCACGGGCTTTACCACCTCAATCACTTTCCCGGCGCGATACAGGACAAACTATGATTTTAATACAAATCAGTGGCAGGCTAATTACGATACTAACTGCATTCATATTTTGGACGACAACGGAAATTACGGGCTAATGGCAAACAGAGCATCCACTACTTCAAATAGAGGCGCCACGTTAGAGGCTATTATTGGTGACCTAGCTCCCGGTACAACACTAAACCTAAACGGATTTAGCCGAAGCGCCGAGCAGTACGCCAAAACAAACCAATTTGCAGGCGTAGCTGGAGTTTTCGGTAATGCACCTGGAGGAACAAAGGGCCCCTGGGGGATTAGCCCAGTTGCCAGCGATGCGGTGCTTCTTCGACCCGGAAGTGTAGATAACGCAGTATGGCGATCCGCGATCACTGGCGCACAAGTAACCTCTGATGTTACCCTTACGTCTTCTCCCGGTGGCGCACAGGAATCCTATACGCTGTCCAGTTCCAACCCTCACAACATTAGGGCGCAAGCCTTTTTCCGTGGTGTCAACGTCAGTACCAACGTAACCGTTGGCGGCGTTCTCTTCTCAAATCGCTTTTTTGCCTGATGATCTACCCCACCACCCCTCCCGCAGTCGGCCCCAATCAAGAGGCAATTCCTGCTCTGCCGGCCGTTGTTAATGGTCGGCTCACACAGCAATGGGAGATTATTGATAAGCCCGTTGACCCAGCAATTCGGGTTCCCTATCAAACCCTTTACATGCTGCTGCTTGCGTCCCCGGCGTATGCAAACTTTCTGGCCCGAGCAAAAGCCGCTGATGCTTTACCCGCAATGGGTATTGCGATGACTGAGCTGTCAGACGCTTTGACACAGGCCCGGTTTGGAACCCCGATCGTGCCCGCTTTGCAGGCAGCGCTGGCATCCGTGCTAATCGTGGGCGGATTCACCGAAACCGAGCTGACCGGGATTCGGGCAATTCTTACCACGGCTGGGCTTGACGAGGTGTTTGATCTGTAGCGGCGGGCCTAGCCTTTGGATACCCAGAACCAGAGGATCCGTGGGCGCATTTGAGGGGATCGGTCTTGTGATTGCAGGAGCCATCCTGCAATGGATAACACGCATGCTTGCCGATCGCGCCAAAAAAGCGGACGACATCGACAAGAGCCTTGCAAAGGAAGACACCAAATTGCGCGACAAGGTTGCAGAGCTTGACAAGACCAACTCAACGGCCATCGCAACGCTGACGGTCGGCATCGAACACATTGTAGAAGGGCTGGATGGTATTCGCAGTGACATGCGAGAGCATCGCGATGTTGTATTTAGGCGCCTTGAACACAATGAAAGCGAAATCAAAGATGTACGAAATATGGTTTCACAGTCAGACCTTCGGCTTCAGGCTATTCAACTACAGTTGAGCGAGGGGAAAGGTCAATGAGCAAGGTTTTCATCATCCCCACCGCCGTCTGGCTGGCCCTGGCGGGTGTGGCCTTCACCGTGCGCTGTGAGATCTCCCCATCTCTTCCTGGTGGCTGGCCCACTTGCTGGGTGATCGGCGGCAGCGTGGCCGGCGTGCAGTTTTTCAAAAGGCTGGCGGAAAAAGCCGGTTTTGTGGATGGCTACAACACCTACAACCCGGCATTGCGCCGTAAGGAGGAGGAGTCAAATCCCAACCAGGACATCACCCCCACCAACCCCATCCTCTAAACATCCAATGATCGGAATGCTGCTAAAGCCTTTGATCCCCTGGCTGATGAACCGTCTACTCAGCCTGCTGCTGCACGCGCTGGGCCGTGATCTGTGCCGGCGACTGCCGCAGGTGTTTGCGCTGATCGACGAGCAGATCATCTCCTCGATGCAGCGCGGCAGCCGAGCCACCTACATGGTGTTTTTCACTGCCGTGCAGCGTGTTGTCCTCCGGGATCCCACCGATATGGAGCTGCGTGTTCTGCAGCTGCTGTTTGATCCATCCATTGCCGCTGAGCACCAGCAACCCACCACCACCGCAGATCGATGACGCCTTCCCTCATGCGTTACGCCACCCATACGGTGGCGGACAATCCCAGCCATGAAGCCTTCTGGAGATCAGTGGAGGCGATGCTCACCCCCGAACAACGCCAACGGCTCGGCGATGGGGGCGACATCCGCAAGAACACCTGGCTCAAAACCGCCACTAGGCCAGCGGCCCAGAACCCATGGGAAAAGGAGATTGTGGCCTGCCGGCCTCTGCTTGACCTGATCTACCGCCACGAAGCGGGCGGCTTTGCCAGCCCCTACGAGGCCTACAACCGTGGCAGCGCCGGCGACAGCCTCGGCAAGCCCTGGCCTGGCGGCCTCCAGAACCTCACCATCGGCCAGATCAAGACCCTGCAGCGGGACGGAAAGCTGTTTGCCGTCGGGGCCCCCCAGCTGATCCCTTCCACCCTCCTCGAGCAGCAACCGCGGGCCGGTCTCTCAGATTCGGACCTGTTCAGTGCCGCCAACCAAGATCGGCTGACCACCGCCATCCTGCTTCGAGGCAAGCGACCCATGCTGGCCCGGTTCCTCCTCCAGGGCACCAACCAGGCCCACGCGATCGACGACCTGGCCTTCGAGTGGGCCAGCCTGCCCAACAGCCAGGGCCGGGGCTGGTATGACGGCGACGGAGGCGGCAACAAGGCTAACGGCAGCCTGGCCGCTGTGATCGGCGCGCTGCAGGCCTCCAGAGCCCGGGTGCTCAGCCCAGCCAAGGCCTGATCAGTACCGCCAGACGTCTGCGGGCCGGGCCCCGGCACCGGGCACGAAGCGGCCGCCATTGCGGCGATCCAGGTGGATGAAGCCACGATCCCGGCCGTCACCGAAGCCACCGGTCCAGCGCACGATCAGCCAGTCGTAGAGGGCCTGCAGAGGCAGGCCGATCGGGTAGATGTCCATGGCTAGGCCGGACACGTGGAAGCTGTTGGGCACGCCTCCCACCTCCTGGTTGATCGGCTCCGGCCGGTAGAAGCTGGTCATTCCCAACCGGCGGCCCAAGGCCTGCCGGATCGATTGGAACTCTGCCGCCGTGCCCAGGATCCGAGGGATCACCGAGCTTTGGGCCGACGGTCGCCGCCGCCGGTCAAACTGCAGCACCTCCCCCACCGTCAGGTTTGGCGTCACCAGGGCGTCGAAGTTCCCCCAGTCGATCGCCCCCGGCTGCAGGAGCAGCGCTGCTGGAGGGGCCGCCGCCGGCGCCGCGGCCTGCAACCGCCGGAAGTGGGGGGCGTAGGCGTGCCACTGGCCGGCGCCATGGCCCAGCTCCACCAGCTCATGCGCCAGGCCCTGCAGCTCTGTGCTGGCAACCACCGGCATCTGGTGGCCAGCAGGCACCATGACCTTCTGATCCTCCGGCAGATCGGCCGCAGCAGCCGTGCTCTTCTTCAGCCAGGTGTCCTGCACGGCCTGGAAGGTGAAGATCAGCGGCTTCTGCGGTGCCTCGATCGCTTTGCCTTCAGGGGGGGCCGCGGCGGGCTTGGAGCTGGTTGGCGGCATTGCGAGGCAAGGATGAACCTGGTTTCAGTGTGGGCCTGTCTGCCGTGCTGCAGCCGCTTGTTCAGTGAGTTGGGCGCGGAGGCCCTGGCGTTCCTCCCATCGCGCACGCAGGTCATACAGCTCACATTCGGCTGCAAAGCCGGGATTACTGGCTTTCGCCTCCGGCACTCCGTCCTTGCAGGGGCTTGATCCCCCACGCCAGCGGCTGCAGTCGAGGCACGAAGGGCCAGTCCTGGCACGCTGCCGCGGGATCTCCGGCCACAGCCCGGCGTGCGTGTCGCCGCGGCGAACTGAGCACACCGCTTCATGGGAGCAGCCCAACTGCCTGGCCAGGCTGCAGCTGCTCAGCGGGGACAGCAGGATCAGGCGCACCTCACATACCCGTGGCTGATTGCTGAGTAGCGGCAGCGATGCGCCACTGCCGTTGCCGGTGATTCCCTGCTCAACAGGCAGCACGCCATCGGCGTCAACTAACACGGTTGACGGATGGCAGCCCACTCCATCGAGCCAGTCGGCCACCTGGGAGGAGCCCCCGTGGCGCTCCCTGAGAATGGCGGCCAGTTCGTGGGCGACGGCGGCAGATTGCTTGCGGCAGCCGTTGCAGATCTGCGAAGGATGGCACGGGCCGGGATAACCAATTGCACGGCACACAGCCAGGGCCAGCCGGTCGGCGGCGGTGATGGCGGCCGGTGCATTGCCCTCCGGGGCCGGTGCATTGGCCCATGGCGCGGCTCCCTGCGGGGTTGCCCCGTGAAGCCGCTCATAGTGCCAAGATCCGTCAGCGTTTTGGCCGACGCCGCAGTTTCCGGGAATGATGGGAAGGCATTCAGGCATTGGGGCCTCCAATTCGGAGGCGATGGTGCAAAGCCAGCCGGCCTGGTGATGCCGCTCCGCCCCTCTGGTTATGTCCTCTGCGGTGTCCGTCAGATCGTCAGTCCTGATCATTTGAGCCGCAGCGGCTTGGAGGGTGGCGGCGGCAACCTCTTCATTCCAAAACGAATCGGCCTCGTCAATCGCGTGCTTGATCGCCTGCGCGGCGGGGGAAAGTGGTTCGTTCATGTTTCTGTGAATAAAAACAGGGCAAGAAAAAGCAAAGCAAGCCCGAAAGCTATCTTGCTTATGGTTTGCAAGACAGAAAGATTCAATTCTTCCTGTGCCCCATTATTGTCAAAATATATATCAGCGTCGCTTGCTACAAGCTCCATTGAATCTGTGCTTTCTGGTGGCAAGCGCCTTGAGGCGTCAACCCAGATGAGGTGATCAAACAACCCGGCCTCGCGGCAGGCGTTAAATTCATCCCTTCTTCGCATGCCAACATACATATCATATCCACGGTTCAACGTTGTCTTGGCAGTTCGCGTTTTGTCGGGAGTGTTGTAAGCGGAAATTAAGTCTGCCAATGTTTTTCGGTGGTTTGCTCGATCGGCAAACATATCATCGAAGGTGGTATAGTGCTTCCAACCCCATTGCCACCAAACATGCTCCCACCCAACAAAAAGTGAAGAGGAGGTAAACGCGAGGCCCACCTTGTCGCGGATTTTTTCGGCGACGGTATCCTTGCCGTGCCTGGCGTGGCCGATGATTAGGAGCTTGGGTTTGCTCATTAAGTCTTCCTCCAGATAAGTAGGCAAACGGGAATGAGCCAAACAATTTGCATAGCAACGTCGGCCCATGTTGAGTGGTCGCTCACGCCTCCACATCCCCGCCCTGGAGCAGTGGCAGTGGATGGGGGTGCAGCTTGCTGCAATGCGAGCACTTGGTTCCAACTGGCCACCCACGCAGCGGAATATGGCCAACCTCAGATAAAAGGAAGCGCCACTGGTGAAATCCTATTTGGCACAGAATCTTGTTCACGGCTTAACCTTCCCCGGCCTGGGGTAACGGGCACATAATCCGCGTGAAGTGCGTGTGATAGCCGGGCCAGTCTTCGTCACGCGGGTCACCACACCAAGGCGGCTCCTCGATCGGGAACCGCCACCAAAGGCAAGCGCCGTCATCCTCGCGCCATTGCCTGCCGGGTGTGGCCACCGGCACCACCGCCGGGGCGGGCGCTTCATGCTGCTGGAGCAGTGTGGCGGCGCGGTCCAGCATCTCCTGCAGTTCAGTCTCGGGCCACGCCCCGATCTCCTGCATCTTCCGCAAGTGCGCGGCGTGGTTTTCCAGCCATTCACAAACCTCCATCACTTCCGGCGCTGGCGGGGTGGCGGGGACAACACAGGAGCAGGCCCCTGGCGTCGGGCAGCCTCGGGGCTCAATCGCTACCGGCTGGCCTGGCGGGTTCTCGCGCAGCCACGCGGCGGCGTGCGCCGCTAACTGGCGCACCTCGGCAACGGTTATTCCTACCAAATCATCCAGTCGGGCCAGCTTTTCCAGCAGCCAACGAGCAGCAAGGGACTCGGCGGGTTTGTCGGGCACGGGTTCCGGCGCTGAAGGAGCGGCGGGACGGGCAGCCAGCACCGCCCGGAGACCCCGAAGGTAGATCTCATCGGCCGTTCCGCCCTCGGTATGGCAGGCCTGGTAGAAGGTCTGCAACAACTTGAGATCGCCCCCTTGGTGCTCGGGGTCGATGTAGTTGGCGGGCAAAGATGACGAGGCGGGTGGGCGGCCCCAGTGGGCGAGGGCGACAGCAACCAGAGCTTTGTCGCTGGAGTTTGGCAGGTAGCCCCTGCCGAAATCCTCCCACCACTGGTGAATGAAGGCTTCAATCTCCTGTTCACCCACCTCCCCCACCTCCGGCTGGGTCAGGGCGGCGGGCGGCTGCCACAGGCTGTCGGGGTGGCTCAGGATCGCATCGGCGAGTTCATGCGCAAACAGCCCCCGGTCAACCTTTAGGATGATCGCGGCCAGCTGGTTGATGTGTTCGGGGTTGGCAGTCATGGTTTGTCACCATCACTAGCGATTGAACCAATAAAGAACGCAAAAGCGACGATGGCCAAAGAAGTAGCTACTTCGGCAGACGGAGACCTTGCAATAACCGACGCAGAAAGAAGATTCACACCGCAAAGCGTATGAACTTGCTTATCAGTCATCGAACCACCACCGCCGGATCGGGCCGGCTGTAATCAAAGCGCCACCAGCAAGCACCAGTGCGAAGGTCGTTGCTGAGGACATTTTCACGGCAAGCGATGGGCCAGCCGTAGCTATTGAAAAAAATCACCGCCAGCTCAGTC